TCTACGAGGCAATATAAGCGCTCTAAGCACAGCGTAAAGTGACAACATAAAAGATTTACCAAAACCTCGGCTGGCAATAAGCATTGGAAATTTTCTGTTCCATATTTCGCATAAAAATAAAGACTGTGATGGAAGTAGCTGTATATTCAATATATGTTTAGTTATAAAAGAAAGATACTCTGGCCTAGTCATTAGCCAAGCTAGTTTCAATTTAAAATCATCGTCATTGGCACTAACTATAGACATGGGATTGAATAATTCAATATCAATATCATCTAGACCAAGCCAAGCTTCATCGATTTTTTTTATTTTATTTTTTCCCATGAATCTATAATCTCGTCTGCAAATCCATAGTGAACTGCTTCTTCAGCATTGATGTACCAATCACCAGATTTTAGTTTAGTGTTTAAAAAGTTTTTTACTTTTCCAATTGTTGGTTTGCCTTCGTATCTGTCCTGAAAGTATTTTCCTTTTACGCATTTTTTAGCATAAACCTCTAACATTACATCGCAAATGTATTTTTCGTACTTCACCCAGTTCTGCACATTGAGATAATGTCCTCCTGCTTCTGTAGAACCAAAATGTGACATAAAATATGTGTTAGGAGTAATATATCTAGTATCTGCTGATTGAAATATTATACTGCTCATAGACTCCACTTGACCATAAGCAATCATTGTAACATAGCACCTAGACATTGTAACTGCGTCAAATATAGCCATGCCGTCTGACCACTCTCCTCCTACGCTTTGTAAATGTATAGTAACTTGGTCCGAAGACTTAGCATCCAAAGCTCTAAGATTCTTTATAAATGTATTTGACATTTTATATTCTACGCCGGGATTTTCTTCGTCATTAGATCCGTAATGGTTGTGCAAGAAAATCTCTCTAGATCCTAAATTGCAACCATAGTTGTGATAATCATAAAGTATGTCTTTTTCTGTCATTAGGTCTTTCTCCCAATTGTATATTTTTCGTTGACTCTTTTAAAAATACTACTTACTGCCAAGAATGCTGTGTGTTTGTCTCCGCAAAAAAGAACATGTATATCATTGTATAATTCAAATTCTATCAAGCACTTTAGCATATATCGTCCGGTTATTTTTACAGATGCTTTGTTCTTAATTGGTATTCTAGTCTCTTTGGGAAACTTAATTAAATCCTCTAAACCAAATTCTAAAATTATATATTTATGAGGGAACGGTTCCATTCTCTCAATCTCTTTTAAGAATGTTTGCTTTTTAGATCCAAGGTTTTGCGCTAGTTCTTCAACACAGCCTTTTCTTTCGATACATATCTTATCTTCTAATCCTTGGATAGAATAATCTCCAGTATCCAGCTTGTGTTCAACCATGCCAGCGCACGTATTGAACTTACTAAAAAAATATCCGTCTTGTTCTCTGGTGTCCTTTATAACTGTAAAATCAGGAGCTTGTTTATATTTAGCCATTTAATATCTCTCTAAATAAATGTTCGTAGTGGGTTTCTTTGCCAGTTATTGATCTATGGCAGTATTTACATAGTGTTATTCCGTTTGAAGTTTCATATCTTAAAGCAGAGGCTCCAGACCATTTTGATATATGGTGTACTTGTAAATTTTTTCTAGATTTACATCCGGGCATCTGACATTTTCCTTTGTCTCTTTTAATGACATCTTTTCTAAATTGAGCATATGCTGGATCATTATAATTCCTTCTCATAAACAATCTATCCTATCTATTCTCATATATTTTCTAATTTTCCTGCACAGTATCCTCGTACTTATACTTTCATCTTCTTTTAGTAAAAGCGACACAATCCTATGACTTGTAACAGAACAAGCATCGTCTGGATCTGAAGCTTCGATAAAGTACAAACAAAACGGTGAACGAAATTCTGATAGATCATAATTTAAAAATTCACTGCTAAAGTCTGATAAGTCTAAATGTAATCTATAGTTTGGCATCCAGCATCATTTTAACCAATCCTTGTAAGTTACGTTCTGGTTTCCACCCTAAAATCGACTGAGCCTTAGAACAGTCTCCTCTTAAATAATCTACTTCACACGGTCTATAAAATTCTTTGTCTATTACTATAAATCTATTCCAATCCTCAAACCCAGCATAAGTAAATGCTTCTTCTAAAAAATCTTCTATTGTAAAAGTCTTTCCGGTACATATTACATAGTCATCTGGCTTTGATTGTTGTGTCATAAGCCACATTGCTTTTACGTAATCTCCTGCGTATCCCCAATCTCTTGAAGCTTTAACATTTCCTAGCCTAAGCTTAGGAAAACTTTCCCTGTGGATTATTATTCTATCATCTGTAAAGTCTACAGGAAAACTGTCTAATGAAGAGTACGAAAGCCATTTCTTAAAATTAGCTATCCAGCTGATTATTTTCTGCGTGACAAAATTTTCACCCCTTCGTGGTCCTTCGTGATTAAAAAGAATACCAGAACTAGAATGAAGCCCATAAGCATCGCGGTATATACGAACAGCGTGATGGGCAGCAGTTTTAGCGATTGCGTAAGGGGAATTCGGCATGAGTTTGGTCTGTTCATTTTGATACTTGACTCCATTCTCGTCTATGTCATAACTGCTACCAAACATTTCACTTGAAGAAGCTTGATAAAATCTTACGTTTAGCATATCAAGATCAACAAGAGACTGTAAGAGATTTAAGCATCCTTTGCCAGTAACATCCCAAGTCAATGCTGGTTGTTTAAATGAAGTTGCTACATGCGATTGTGCTGCTAGATTATAGACTTCATCTACATTATCGTTATCTTTGAATATATTTATAACACTACTAACATCTGTGATGTCTCCCTCGATTAACTTGAATTTATTATTAGAAGATAGATGCTTAATTCTCTCTGTTGTGTCTACACTGCACCTTCTAGCAACTCCTACGACCTGATAGTCTTTACTCAGAAGAAGGTCTGCTAGATGGCTTCCATCCTGACCAGTTACCCCAGTTATAATAGCTTTTTTCATTTTTTATCCTTTACTAGTCTCACAAAAAACCAAACCACTAATAATTCTAAACCAATCGCCGCGCTCCAACATGGTAAAATTACCGACAGTGATTCTGGGTCCATTGTTAATCCTTTGTTGTGTCTGGTGTTAAAAAAGGTTGATCTACCACTCCATCATCATATGTGTGAAATTGAGAAAGTCTTTCTTTTTCTCTGTTCATGGCTATTCTCATCTTTTCCATCTCAATTCCATATTGTTTCATTCTATCTGGATCTTGCATCATCGCAGCAACCCAACTAGTAAAACTTTGCTTACTGTCTTCAAGCCTCTTAATTCGCTGCTCACGGGTTCCTTTCATTTCTTTGAGCATAGAACCCTTTTTAGCCTGTAACTCTCTGTAATCACGATTTAGGCTTTCCTGTGATGCCCTGAGAGAAGCCACTTGTCTTTCTAGGTTGATAATATAGTCCATGTCCTGCTGGTCTTTGTCTTGACTACGTTCATCTTGTATCATGTGTTCATATAAACTAATCTGTTCAATATTCTCTTTATTCCCTTTAAGACATCTATTCATAAGTATTTCTAACTTAATAACATCCACTACTTGTATTTCTTCTGTGGGGAATACATCATCTTTAAACTGAGAGATAATCTTAGACCAATGATATTTAAATAGCTCTAATTCTTTTTCTGTAAACTGCGCCTCTAGTTCATACCAGTATGGTCTGTCTTCTAGCGAGTAAGCCGCAACCTCTTCCCTTGTAAGACCAACTTTTAAGTCATTCTTAATATATTGATTTATAGCATCAAAACTTCTATTGAGCTGGTCAGCTATATCTTGTACGCTGAGACTGTCAACCAAAGTCCTAATCAGCTCCTTCTCTTCTTTGGAGAGCCTACCGCCCTTTTTTGTTTTCATCTATGATACTCCTGATACTCTTTAATAAATTTTCTCGTCTATTCTTTGTAAGTGGTAAGTCATGCATAAACTTTAATAGGTCTTCTCTTAAGTGGCTGGGTAACTCATCATCAATTAGTGATATAATTTCTTTTTCATCTAAATCGGATATATCTAACTCATAAAAATGATATTGGTTATAGATATTAGAAGTAATAGTTGCAGGCGAATTAACTTTCTTTTTATTTACATCTTTAGAATTACCAAAATTATCACGTATAAGGTTTTTTAGTCTGTTGGATAAATTTACTGATAAGAAGTTCTCCAATGGGCGCTTATTGTCATATCTACTTAAAGCTTCAGCGCATATAATAAAAGCTTCCTGTTTTATGTCATCTATATCATAATTGTTAAATATATACTTAGGGGCGATTCTGTTTATAACAATATCAATTATGTCCATAGTTTCTTGTTCAGTATGATTTTTAGGTATTTTCATTTAATACCTCATCATCAGTCCACACTAGTGTCTTCCAAGACTTACCATCGTAGAATTTAAGCAACCTATCCTTGTCAGACCAGATTAGTGTACCTCTGGGCGGTTTTTTAGCTTGCTTGTTAACAGAAAGGACTAAAGATGAGCAGTTTAACATTTTAGCATAAAGTTTATAAGCCTTTAGCGTAATTGACTTAGTAAAATCACTAATTAAGGAAACTATATCATTGTTGTGCATTGATTGAATGTTATCTTTCAATCTGCCAACTATAGAATTCTTTTCTACGTATAAGGGCGACACTGTACGCTTATCATTAGAGAAGGGCATTACGTGGGGGTCTACAAAGACTTCAGAGACGTTAGAAGTTCTAAAAGCTTCTATGTGTACGTAAGAATTTTTATCGATTGGAGGAGGGGTGTACGGGTTAGGATGTGGGATGTTGCCATCATCAGTAATACCAGCTAATACGTTTGTTCTTTTAACAACATATGTACTGCCTACTAATTTTAGATTTCCTAATCCTAATTCTTTGTACGCAACCCTATGACCATCGTAGTGAGATAGTTCGTAATAAAAATAATCATCTTCACCAAATTCAGTAGAAAAGTTATTACATGTGCATTTAAATCTAGGATTATACTTGAAATGTTTTTCTATATCAAAGCATAAATTTTCACATCCCAGAAGTATTATAATACCTGTACGTGGGTCTATGTCACACTTTTCAGCAATCGTCTGGTTCGTCGTCTTTAGTCTTCTCGTCGGAACAGCCATGCGCATCCTCTTTGAGTAAATCCTTTATTGACTTATCTTTTGCGTTAAGGTCTTCCGTTACAGATGCTTGCAGTGACGCAGTTGAACGACAATGCAATTGTGAATCTAATTGTTTATGTTTGCTCATATTAAGCCTCCTAAGAAAATTATACACTTTACAGCGATTTTTTGCAATTTTATAAGGATATGGGGGCGCATTCGGGAGCATTGGGTAATACTTAATTGTAAAAATCATCAGAAAAATAGTACAATGCTACTATGAATACCAAACAATGTGCGTACTGCAAGTTAGACCTACCAGCCAACACGGAAGTATTTCCCGTGGTTAATGGCTCTGTTGCTGATTTTAAAGCTGGTAAAAAAGGAGTAAGGCTGCAAGCGAGATGCAAGAAATGCAGACAATTAACTAGACATGATAAGCATAAGAGCTACGAGCAGAAAAACCAACCAACCGCTGTCTGTAAAAAATGCGGAACAGAAAGAAAAAATAAATACTTTCACTCTCACGCAAAAAGAAAAAATGGGATGGAATCAACCTGTGTTTTATGTAAGCTCAATCACGAAACTGAACAAGAATACGACATGGCTAAAAGTCGTTACAAACCGTGTGAGGAATGCGGTTGTGGATTCTTAAAAAGAAAAGGTCCAGAAAATTATTGCGGTGCGTGTGGTAGAAAAAAAGCAGCTATAACTAATAAAAGAAATCACTTACTAGCTAGTTTTAGACATAATATACCTAAAAGAATTGCTAAAGCCAAGAAAGAGATTGATCGCCTGCAAAAATTTTTACCCATACAAGTATGCACAAACTGTGGTGAGCATAGGGAAAGATCAGAATTCTACGGTAATAGTCGGCAGTGTAGCAATTGTATTAAAGCAAAGGCAAGAGAGCGTAGTCAAGATCCACAAAGACAGAAAGAGAGATCTATTTACGCAAAAAGAAGATATAGAGAGAATGAAGAACATAGGAATAAAGTTAAACAGCAAGCTATAGCTTATAGTAAAGAAGCTAGAAAGAGACCAGAAGTAAAAATTATTCATAATGTTCGTAAGAGGATTAAGAGGTGTCTTAGTAAGGGGAAGAAAATAGGAAAACATGTTAACAAGTATATACAGCTGCCAAATGGTCTTACTCTGGATGACCATCTTGAGTCGCAGTTTGAAAGCCAAACAGAAGTGTGGGGCAAAAATAGCAACGGAGAAGCTATGTCTTGGGATAACTACGGAGAGGGACCAGACAAATGGCACATTGATCATCATGTTTCATTGAAGGCTAATGGAATATACGAGCAAAACATTAGCAACGCAGAACTAGAGCGTAGAATGAAGAAAGCATGGTACTATAAGAATTTGAAGCCCTTGTGGGGCAAATATAATATTGCTAAGAGTGCTACAACTATACGATGCGCAGAGGACAAAAGGCGTATCAAGGAACAAGCAGATGCTATCTGGTAGGCTTGGGTAATACATTGAAATAAATATGTTTGATTGTGTTTGGACCACCCCAGCATTTTTCGTACCAAAACGAAGAAAAATAATAGGTACTAAAATAGCGTGTACCTTCCCAAAATGGCTGTAAGTCCTTTCCCAGTATAGACTTACGTGCATTTATAAAAAAAATAAAATAATTTCTAAATTAGTGCTTGACAATTGACGATATACTATATATACTTAGGATATAAGAAACAAACAACTAACCAAAGGAATTCACAATGAATATCTCACAACGAAATCGAATCGCTAACAATCTTAAAATCGTAGACGTTCACAATCGAGAGGTTGTTGTAACGAAAGATACTAACAAGGTTATCGGATACGCTAAGAATGGCAAATTTGCACAAGATCCACTAGTAGTACGAACATTACAGAATAGCTACGATCTTAACCGAGTATGGGGATTAGGTTAATTCCTCTTGACAGATTAAAGTTTCTACTGTACAATGTCGATATACTAATAAGGAGAAAAGTTATGCGAGAATCAGATCAAGAATTACTATTGATTATTGTTGTTTGTTGTGTTATAGTTGTATCAGTGTTTTGGAATTACACCCCTATTTGCTAAGGAGATTACAATGGGAAATGATGAAAAGTTTTTACTAGTATTAGTTTTTATCGTCGGTTGTTTCACCACTTTGTTTATTAACTAAGGATAATACAATGGGATTCTACGAAGAATTAGATCAGTACGAAGCACGAGCCGAATACGAGAAATGGCTTGACGAGCAGGAAGATTTTATGGTACGATGTCATGAGCAGGAAATGTCCCCAGAGGTAGTAGAGTAATGAATGAATACATAGAAACAAATTTGTATGATGTGCTTGACAAATTCAACACACCTAAATTGCAGATGTACTTGCTATGCTGTCAAGAAGAAAAAGAGTTTGACGGTGTACGTGTAGCGGCTAACATATTACGAGTAAGATTCATCAACGGAGAATAATATAATGAGTATATTTGATCGACCTGACTTTGATACTATACTAGCCAACATAGTATACGATAGTAGGATTGGCTCACCCGATGTAGACCCCTACGGCGACGAGTGGGATGATGGACAGCCAACACACAGGGAAGAAGTAGAAGCACTAGAGGAGGACGAATATAATGGGATTTATTGAAATAGATTTTCTGTCTATCGTAGTAGGATACATGATAGGCGTAGCGTTGATGTGGTCACTATGTAACACGTTCTACGGAGAGAACAATGAGCAACGAACAGAAACGGATTCTAAACATACTCGCCCTCGCTATGATCGCAGGTATCATATGCTGTACGGTGATTCACCTGAATGAATGCCCGCCTAAAATCCCTTGCTTTGATCTGCCCAAGCAATAAGCTTTAGGGACCGTAAGTCGTTGCTCAGTAAGGAGTTACGGCTTGCGGGGCAGGCACGTTTCGTGCCATACAAAATACTATGTATTACCTAAAGTAATCGCTTAGGGATGCCGATATATATAGTATAGAAAGAGGGTATTTAGATGATGACATTAACTATGATATTGGGCTTGTTTGTAGGATACGAAGGATATGACAATGGTAAACTGTACATAGGTACATATACTCCAACGTGTGAATATGGGTGGGTTATATCAAATGGGGAAATTTACCTCGACACAATTTATGAAAAAAATAATAATTTAGTACTTGACAATTAAAGTTTATATGTTTATAATGTCGATATAACAAGTAACACTAAAAGAAAGAATTTAAAATGTCAAACAACTT